GAGAAGCGCTGGGCTGTTGTTGTTATGCATCGTCGTGCTGGTAAGACTGTCATGGCTATTAATCATCTTCTCAGGGACGCTATTCTTTGCACCAAGAATAATCCTCGGTTTTTTTACATTGCGCCTACCTATCGCCAGGCAAAGCAGATCGCCTTTGATTATCTGAAGACGTTTGCCGGTAAGATACCTATGGTACGGTTTCACGAGACTGAGCTTAGGTGTGACTTGCCGAATGGCGCGAGGATACAGCTGCTGGGCTCTGAGAACCCCGCGAGCTTGCGTGGCATTTACTGTGACGGTGTTGTGCTCGATGAGATGGCAGACATGCCTGAGAGCTTATTTCCTGAAGTGATCAGGCCTGCTCTGAGTGACCGTAAGGGCTATGCTTTGTTCATTGGTACGCCTAGAGGCCACAACGCCTTCTATGACCTGTTTAGCGCCGCTGAGCAGCAAGACGATTGGCACACCGCGCTGTACAAGGCTAGCGATACTGGGATCCTCGATCCGGAGGAGCTGGAAGCTGCGCAGTCTATGATGACCAGTGATCAGTATGCGCAGGAATATGAGTGCTCTTGGGTGGCGAATGTCCCTGGTGCTGTTTATGGCAAAGAGCTTCAGGAACTGCAGGAAAGTGGGCGCATAGCGTCTGTTCCATATGATCCATCTGCGAAAGTAGATACGTTCTGGGATTTAGGAATAAACGACAGTACGTGCATATTCTTTGCGCAGGTCGTTGGGCGCAGTATTCATATTATTGATTTCTATGAAAACAGGGGCGAGGGCTTGCCGCACTATGCGAAAGTGCTGGCTCAGAAGGATTATGTCTATGGTACGCACAACGCACCGCATGACATCGAGGTCAGGGAATTGGGATCCGGAAAATCGAGGCGCGAGACTGCTTATGATCTCGGCATAAATTTCAGAGTGGTTCCGAAATTGCCGCTCGAAGATGGAATACACGCAGCGAAAATGATCCTGCCCAGGTGCTGGTTTGATGCAGAGCGCTGCAGGCCTGCCCTGGAATCACTGAGGCACTACCACAGAGCTTATAACGAGAAGCTCAGAAGCTTTAGGAACACGCCTGTCCACGATTTTTCTTCACATGCAGCTGATGCGTTTAGATACCTGGCTGTTGGCATAAAGGAAGGCAGATCGTTTGAGGGCAGACCGCCGCAAATGATTGCTGATAGCAGTTACAATCCACTAGGGATGGTTATGTAAAATGGGTTTTTTAAAGCCAAAGATGCCTGCAATACCACCGCCGCCACCGCCACCACCAGTGATTGCGCCTACAATCACACCGGATGCTGTTGTGCGGCCCAGTAATGTCGTTGAGACCACCCAAAAGCGGCTGACGAATAAAAAGCGCAAGAACCAAAAGACATCGATCATGACATCCTCCAGGGGCGTCATTGAGGATGCACCGATTGAATATGCCAGCCTGCTTGGCGGCGCAAAGAAAAAGGGTAGATAATGGGCGGTCCATTAATTAAAAATTTAAACCCACTGGGTCCATCGACAAAATTCCTGAAAAGCAGTGTATTTAGTCGCGTTGATCCTTTGGCTGCGGGAGGAATGGCTCCATTCGTTGAAGCTGGTAGACAAATGGGAACCACAGGAACAGTGGGTGACCCTAAAAAAGTGGCGAGTTATATTAAACAACCTGTCAAGGCAACTAATCCCGCAAAAGCAAACTCTCCCGCAAAAGCAAACTCTCCTGCAGATGTGACTTATGGCAGTAGTCCACGCCCAAAGAAGCGCAGAAAGACCGGCACTGTCATGACAAGCGCGCAGGGCGTCATGGGCAATGCGCCGGTTGATCGCAAATCACTGTTGGGATCCTAAATGGCCGATGAGCTCGCAAACCTACTAATCCGGCGTCTGGGTAGTTTAAAAAGCCAGAGATCTACCTGGGAAAGTCATTGGCAGGAAATCGCGGATTTTGTTGTGCCGCGCAAAGCTGATGTCACGAAAGTGCGCAGTGCCGGTGATAAGAGAAGCGAGCTTGTGTTTGATGGCACGGCTATTCATGCTGCAGAGCTTTTATCGTCCTCTCTGCACGGTATGCTGACCAACGGCAGTACGAGCTGGTTTAGCCTGCGCTACAGAGATGAAGAGCTTAATAGCGACGATGAGGCTATGGAGTGGCTCCAGGGCGTTGAAAGCGTCATGTATAAGGCGTTTAATAGATCTAACTTTCAAGAGCAGATCCATGAGCTCTACATTGATTTGGTTACCTTTGGCACTGGCGTTATGTTTGTTGAGGCCGACCAGGAACAACAACTGAGGTTCAGCACACGCCATATTAAAGAATGCTTTTTGTCAGAAGATGAGAAAGGCCGTGTCGATACAGTTTTCCGTGAATTTAAAATGCCGGTACGCGCTGCACTCAAGAGATTTGAGGGCGCTGATTTCGGCAGTAAAATTCTAAAGAAAGCAGAAAAAGATCCCTATGAGATGATCAAGCTGGTGCATTGCGTATTTCAACGCGATGATCGCGACATCACAAAGATAAATTCACAAAACAAACCCTTTGCGTCGATCTATGTGGAGCCCGAAGAAAAGATAGTTCTGGGTGAATCCGGCTTCGATGAGTTTCCATATTGCGCGCCACGCTACAGCAAAAGTTCGTCCGAGATTGGCTATGGCAGATCGCCATCAATGACGGCGCTCAGTGATATTAAGATGTTGAACCGCATGTGCGAGGTCACCATTAGAGCTGCGCAAAAGCAGGTGGATCCCCCTTTACTTGTGCCAGATGACGGATTCCTCTTGCCTGTGCGCACTGTGCCTGGAGGCCTGAATTTTTATCGTTCAGGCACCAGAGACAGGATCGAACCGCTCAACATTGGTGCGAATAATCCTCTCGGCCTAAACATGGAAGAGCAGCGGCGTCAGGCTATCCGATCTGCCTTCTATGTCGATCAGCTGATCCTGGGTACAGGGCCGCAAATGACTGCAACAGAAGTCGTTCAGCGCACACAAGAAAAGATGAAATTGCTGGGACCGCTGACAGGTCGATTGTCACAGGAGCTTCTACAGCCTCTCATAACCAGGAGTTATAATATCTTGGAAAGACAACGCGCGTTCAAGCCTGCACCGGAATCTATGCAAGGAATAGATCTGGAAATAGAATATGTATCTCCATTGGCAAAGGCGCAGCGCCAGGGCGATATCCAGGACATGACACGTCTGCTTGAGCTCATGGCACCGCTATCGCAGCTCAATCCGGAAATCATGGACTACATCGATGCAGACGGTATTTCAAAGCATCTGATTAAGATCCTGGGTGTACCGGCCACTGCAGTGCGCGGTGATCGTGAAGTGGCAATGATGCGCGAAGAAAAAGCAGAGGCACAGCAGGCGGCACAACAACAGCAGGAGCTCATGCAGGGCGCTGAAGCTGCAGGCAATGCCGCACCAATGCTTAGAGCTCTACAAGGTCAAGGACAGCCAGGTTGACGCCAGAAGAAGTACAACAGCTCTATAAGCTCGTTTTTACCAGCGACGATGCCGCAAAGGTACTGGAGGATCTAGAGCATAGGTTTTCTGTACACAGCACGACGTTCTCGGCAGAGCCGACAGAAACAGCCTACCGTGAAGGGCAGCGCACGGTGGTTCTATTTATCAAATCAATGCTGCGCGATAAACCTAAAATAAAGGAACAATACCTTGAGTGAAGAACAGGTAGCGGAGGTCTCGCAAGAGGTAGCCCCGTCTGTCGTCAGTGAAGATTGGCGCTCAGTACTCGATGAAGATATTCGGGATCACAAATCTCTAAACACAATTAAATCTGTGGCCCAGCTGGGTAAGTCATACATCAATGCACAATCAATGATTGGCGCAGATAAAATGGCTATACCTGGCAAGTACGCCACAGAAGATGATTGGCGCGAGGTGGATCAAAAGCTCGGTATGCCGGAGACGCCGGATGCATATGAGCTAGTAAATAATATTCCGGAAGGCGTAGAGGGCAGCGATGATATGCTCGGCTGGTTCCGTCAAACAGCGCATGACGTTGGTCTAAGGCCTGGTCAGGCACAAAAACTGCTGGATGCGTACAATGATATGTCCGGCTCCCAGGAGCAGACTGATACCGGCAATGTCGATCAGCTGCGCGCTGACGCTGAATTAGAACTAAAACGCGAATATGGCGCTGCATATGAGGACCGTATGGGCAATGGTCAGGCCGTCCTGCATCAGTTTGGCAATGCGGATCTGGCAAATGTTCAGCTGGCTGATGGTCGTGTGCTTGGTGATCATCCGGAAATGGTCAAACTCATGGTTAATGTAGGTCAATTTATGAGCGATAAGATCTCTGAGGACAGCCTGGAAGGCGTAAAAGCATCGATGCAGATGACGCCTGGAGATATACAATCGGAGATAAATGAGATCCGTGGTGATTATATGAAAACGCCCTATTGGAACGAGCGAGCACCAGGGCATGATCACGCCGTTAAAGAGGTCAACCGGCTCACAGAAATGTTGCTAGCCAGTGGACAATGAAGAACAACGCCAGTTTCGCCTGGAGGTGCTTAAACTCACCTTGGAAACCGGCTCTGCAGACCAAATACAAAACCCAATAGAGGCTGCAGAAAAGTATTTGCAATGGTGTTTACTACCGCTGGACAAGCTCTCAGCCCCAGCAAAAGAAAAGCCCAGCAAAAAATAGGGACAAGCTTCGGCCCCCGCGACTGAAACCGTAAATTTCACATACTACACGTCCGACACATGTCGGGGAGCGCTTTCATTGTAACGCAAATGAAAGGGTCTCTTAATGAGCACTCAAATCACTACAGCGTTCTCACAACAGTTTAGCACCAACGTACAGTTACTTTCTCAACAGATGGGCAGCATTCTTCGCGCTGCAGTCTCTGAAGAGAGTGTGAGTGGCGAAAAAGCATTTTTCGACAATGTCGGATCTAGTGCAGCTGTAAAGAGAACATCACGCCACCAAGATACACCTTTGGTTGAAACACCCCATGACCGTAGAATGGTGACCTTAGAAACC